TCCATGAAACGCACAAATGTGGTGGCGCACAAACGGCGAGTGGCGGCATTCCTGGCGTAGTGATAGCCATAGTGCAGCCGGTTTTGGTTGATAAAAGACGTTTCTGAAATGAGAGTGTGGTTCTTTTCGTACAACGTCACTTCCGCCTCATCGCGAAAAGCCATTGCTAGATGGCATCCCACCCAGCCACCGCCGATAATTGCAATGCGCTTCATCAGATGTCAATACAAAGGTGGGGTTGAACGCCTTGCCAATTGCTTTTAGCTTTGGCAAGGTGCAATTGAGGAAAATATTCAATGCGGCGCTGCATGCCAGTGCCATATGGATCGGCGTGTCCTTGATAGTTCCATTCATCAGGGCCGTGCTTGTCGGGATGGTAAATGTGGCAAGGCACGTCCTGGAGTTTCCAGAGCATATAGTCCTCGTTTGGCACGCCCCACTGCTTCCATTGCTGCAAGGCTTCAGGAGAGCTGTCTAAATTCTTGATGGCCATCAAGCGCTCCTTGTGAGCCATGAGGTAGTCGTGGCGATAAAGGCCAATACTCATTGAAGGCGTTTGTTTCATTGCCACTTTTTCTGGGGCCTCCACGGGAGGCTCGTAAGCCAACGCCTTGAAGAGGGGACCTGCGATGCAAGTGTCATGAAGGAGAAACCAATACTGGCTCTCCATTGAATGCTCCACAATTTCAATGAGTGGCGTGTATTCAAAGGAATTCTGCTGCGTCAACAGCATTGGCACGCCTTTATAGCTTGTATTGGCACGAACAGTTTGACCACCATTGACAATCAAAATTTCTTCTTGCTTGATGTCAGCAGCAAGCAAGCTGGGAATAATGACGGGAATGGTATGCGGAGCAAACTTCTTGCACGTACTAATGCAAAAGCGGACTGAGCCAAGTGGTAATGTCATTCGTCTCCTTTTGCCATCAGTATAAAAGCCCCTTAAGATGACGAAGATTCAGAGGAGACTATGGCTCGCATTCTTTACTGTGGCGATGCTTTTGTAGAAACAGGCTTTGGACGAGTGGCGCAATATTTGCTCCCTGCATTAGCAGAAGAGCATGAAGTGGCAGTATTGGCAGTTAACTACCATGGCGACCCCCATCCAGAAGCAAAAAGCTACACAGTTTATCCCGCGATGCTACACGGGAACGATCCTTTTGGATCCCATCGCATTGCAAGCGTCATTCAATCTTTTAAGCCTGATTTGGTATGGGTGACCAACGACATCTGGATTGCCTTGAATCTATGGGAAAAGGCAAAGCCTTTTAAGGAGCAACTTGGCTTCAAATGGTTCGTTTATACGCCCATTGATTCGTACGGTTTGTTTCCGGACCTGGCTAAGCCCATGATGGAATGGGACGGTTTGGCAACTTACACGGAGTTTGCCAAGAAAGAGCTGGAGCTGATGGGCTATACAAAGCCTGTGCGCATCATTGGCCATGGCACCGACTTTACGCAATTCTTTCCCATGGACAAGAAAGAATGCCGCAAAAAGCTTGGCGTGCCAGAAGATGTGTTTGTCGTGTTTAATGGCAATAGGAACCAACCACGCAAGCGCATTGATTTGACGATTAAGGCGTTCATCAAGTTTGCCAAAGACAAAGATGACGCCCGACTATGGCTAAACATGGGGAGCAAAGATTTGGGATGGGAACTTGTGCCGCTCTTTAAGCGCGTGGCACGTGACGAAGGCTTTGATGCCACTGGTAAGCTTATTTTGACAAGTCCACATTTCTCCGTAGATAATTGCCTTACCATCGAACAATTAAACCAAGTGTATAACGCTGCCGATATTGGCATTAACACTTGCATTGGCGAGGGATGGGGCTTGGTCAACTCGGAGCATGGCTCCACTGGCGTGGCGCAAGTGGTTCCTGACCACACAAGCCTGGCTGAAATCTTTGATGAGATGCCGCGCATTGAATGCAATGCCAGTGAGACTGATAGGAACTATGGGCTTGAGCGATTGTTGCCAGACCCTGAATGCGCAGCAGACATCCTCACTTACTATTACGAGAATCGCGACATTTTGAAGCAGCATGGGCAATGGTGCTACAAGCGTCTCCATGAGGAGCCCTTCACATGGCCTTATATTCAGCAGCAGCTTAAAGATGCAGTGAGCGAAACGCTTGTTGCAAAACCTGTCGAGCCTGAATTCAAGGGCTTTGGTACTCCCGCAAAAATTGTCTGATCATGCACATCTCACAAATCTTTCTTTCTAATAATCCTTCAGAAGAGCTTAGCCCTTTCCTGAAGTACGCCACCAGCACTATTGATGCCTGTTTTCCTGAAGCACAACACAAGATTTATAGCAATGAAGAATTGCGTTCTTTTATTGCTGATAACTATGGGGAAGAAGTGGTTTGGGCCTATGACACGCTCACTCCATTCTCTTACAGGGCTGATTTGGGGCGCTTTTGTTTGCTGAATAAACTTGGGGGCTGGTACTTTGATATTGGCGTGAGAGCGTTTAATGCAGTGGACCTTGGAGATCGCATTGAATTTTTAGCTTTTCGTGATATTCAGCGCTTTAGTTACACAAGCTGGGCTTGCGCAACGACTGTGCTTTATTCCAAACCAAACAATGCAGCGCTACAAACTGCCATTGAAATGATCGTGGCAAATTGCGTGGAGCAATACTATGGCATCACGCCATTGTGCCCCACTGGTCCCACACTTCTAGGCAAGGCGCTTGCTGCGAATGGAAGCCAAGCTAATTTCGTCTACGGCGACTATCTTGAGCTAACGCCTACGCATGACCAGAAGAACCGGGCGTTCGTACTTCCCGATGGCACGATCATGGCCTGGAGCAAGCCTGCAGGAGGCGGCGATCTTACTGGTCTTGGGGCTAAGGGCGTAAACAATTACAACGAGCTGTGGGCCGCGAGGAAAGTTTATGCAACCGTCTGACTGCACCATTTATGCCGTGTGCATCCCTAGCGAGGCAGTGCGTTATGAGGCCCGTTCTCGCATTGTTCCCATCATGGGAGGAGCACATGCTTTATCTGGCGAGGAGCGTGAAGCGCTCCGCTCACAAGGTTATGTGTTTGATGATGAGAATGCTTCCCTTTCGCGGCTTAATAGTCGATGGGGAGAACTGTCTTGTATTTCTTGGATGATTCTCAATGCGAACGAGAAAAACATTGGCAATGCGCAATACAGGCGCAACTGGCTGGAACCAGGAGATCAATGGTACGACGAGAATACGCTGTATTTTCCAGAGCCTGCATTGTTTAATTGCACGCTAGAGCAGCAGTTTTATGGCGGACATTCCGCTTTTGATGCCCCTGCTATCACCAGGGAAATTGCAGACTCAGGAAGCTGGATCTTTTCAAGGGGAGAAATTGATGCCATTTGGAAGCAAAATAGCTTCATTGGCTGCAATATGGCGCGAGGGAGTAATGTTCAATACAAACAATTTATGAGCGCATTGTTTGTTGCGCTTGCTCCTATTTGGCATAAGCATGAAGAGCAATTTCTTCGCATTGGAGGCTACGACAAGCGGGCGTTGGCCTTTATTGCTGAGCGTCTCATCACCGGCATGGTCTTGTATCGCGACAAACTTTTTCCTGACATGAATATTGCCACTGCTCCGATAGGATTCATCCATTGATTATGCTTAAGGAAAGTATTTAGCACCATGACCAAAAAGGAAAAGCAGGCAAAGATTGCTAAGGTAATGCGCGAGTTCAAAGGGGGCAAGTTGAAGAGTAGCAGTGGCGAGGCAGTAAAGAGCCCGAAGCAGGCACTAGCAATTGCGCTGTCCGAAGCTGGCATGACGCGCAAGCCGAAAGAAGACATGAGCGATGAATACTACATGGGCTTCTTTAAAGAGATGATTGGCGAAGAAGAAGAGGAAGAGGAGGAAGAAATGGATGGGAGCTGCGGAAAAAAGCGCTGAGGGGCGACGCTGAAAGTTTCGCCCCTCCTGCTGCTGTGAGAAGCGCCGCTCGACGTGGTTTAGAGCTGCGCAAGAAACACGGCAAAGGAGGCTTGACAACGCAGGAAGCAGGCAAGCAAGGCATTGGGAGTGGTGTTGCCAGAGCGGGTGACTTGGCTGGTGGCAGCAAGATTAGTTATGCCACGATCAAGCGTATGTCTGCATTCTTTTCTCGCCATGAGAAGAACAAGAGCGGAGGCGAAGATGACGCGGGCTATATTGCATGGCTTCTATGGGGAGGCGACGCTGGTAGGGCGTGGGCAAATCGCATTATTAAAATGGTGGAAAGTCGCAACACAGATCAATGAGCGAATACGTGCGCGTAATCGAGCAAGAAGACGAAGGCATTGGTCTTTTGCAGGCGCTTTCCATCCTTTCCTCCAATGAGCATCGGAACACTTCGCGATGGGAATTGGTGGAGAAGCAATGTTTCAAGAATGGTCGCCTTGATGAAACCCATATCTATGTGATGAGCGTTTACGACAAGCCTGACCCTCATTTTGAGCCGACCAAATTCCTCACGTTTGAAATTGAGGCAATGGCAAAATCGTACATCATGGAAGGTATTGAAGACCAGCTTCGTGACATTCGCGGAGAAGATGACGACGACGATGATTAATCTCTTCGCGTGTTGAGAATAAACGAAGGATAGCCCATGAGCCATAGCACGCTTATTCCATAGAGACCACTGAGAGTGCGAATTTGCACGCAGTCTGGAGCTAGTTCGGCACGTTCCATTCGTGAATAAGAACTTTGGCTTGTATGCAAAGCTTGAGCTACGTCCTTTTGAGAAAGCCCGCTATTGAGGCGGGCTTCTTTAATGCGAGAAGCAATCAGGAGACGAGCTTGCTGATGCGGCATCTTAAGTACATCTATGTCGCTTTTCTTGAGCAGCAGCATTTTTCTATTCAGTCCTGAATAACTGTTTCTATAATAAGCAGCTTTTGTTGATAAAGTGAATACATGAGCACCACATCTTGTCGCTACGATTTCTCTCCCATTGAGAAATATGAGGTGACGCCTGAAGGTTATCTTCGGGCATGGGCCTCTATTGCTCGCACTGGCATTCAGCTCTACACAGATGCTGACGGCTCCGTGCGTCGTGAATACAGGCCTGAAACAGAAGTGGCTTCTCCCGATAGTCTTGCTTCCTTTGCGGGCAAGGCAATCACTTCGGAGCATCCTCCCGTTCTTCTTGATGCCGAAAATACTAAAGACTACCAAGTAGGATTTAGCGGCACTGAAGTGGTGTACGACAATGGTTTTGTTAAGGCGGTGATGACAATCACCGACCAAGACACCATTGAGCGCATCATGCGTGGCGATGCTCGTGAGGTAAGCGCTGGCTATAGGGTTAATTATGATCCTACGCCTGGCGTTACTGATGGCGGTGAGCATTACGATGGCATCCAAAAGGAAATCTTTGGTAATCACATCGCCGTTGTTCGTCGTGGCCGCGCTGGCCCGCAAGTGAAGCTTCATCTTGATCGCCAAGATGCCGCTGATCCATCTTTAATCCCCAATAATGAGGATCCATCTATGACTGCCAAGGTCAATTTTGATGGCGCCGAGTTCGAGGTGAGCGAGAGCGTAGCTCTGGCGATCACTAAAGAACGGGAAGACGCCAAAATGTCCTACGAGGACATGAAGAAAAAGTACGATGGCATGATGTCCGAAGCTTCCAAAATGAAGGAAGAAATGGACGCCATGCAAAAGGAAATGCAGGGTAAGTGCGATTCCGCCGAGGGTCGCGCTGATGCTCTGGCTGAGCAAGTGGAAGAGCTTTCCGCTGAACTCGCTGCTGCCAAGGAAATCAATCTTGATTCCATGGTGGAAGAGCGTGTTGCTCTCATTGAGAAGGCTAAGCCTGCTCTCGATTCCGCCTATGACTTCGCTGGCAAAACTGCCCGCGAAGTGATGGTTGATTCCATTAAGGCCGTGCGTGGTGATGAGCTTGATCTTTCTGAGAAGAGCGACGACTACGTGCAAGCAATGTTTGATACTCTCGCTGAGGGTCGCAAAGATTCCGCTACCACTGATGAGCTGCGCAAAGCCGTAGCTTCCATTGCTTCTCCCGTTTCTGCACCTTCGTCCTATATGGACACGCTGCAGAATGCTTGGAAGAAGCCCCTTTCCATCTCCAAGGAGGCTAAGTAATTATGGCCGTAACTTTCTCTGCTTCGGGCACCGCCTCCGCTGGTGGCGTGCAACAGAGCTACGCTCTGGCGCAAACTGCACTGCTGGAAGGTCAACTGTCTGACATTCGCGACAACACCATCGGCACCTACGTCAACCAGACTGGCGCCGTTGTTCCTTTCGGTAATCTGGCTGTGTACAACACCGCCGGTACTGTTGCCAACTCTGCTACCACCATTTCTGGCGCTTCTGACACCGTGCTGGGCGTTAACGTCCTCACCTACGTTGATGAAACCGCTCTCGACAGCAACAACCGTCCTGGCGTGAAGAATCAGCAAGCCATGAACGTGGCTAACGAAGGTGCAGTGGCCGTCTACGTGACTGGTGCTGTTACTCCCGCATCGCCCGTGCGTGTGCTGTATTCCGCTAGCGGCACTGGCAAGGCTGGTCAGTTCTCCCATGCTTTTGCATCGGGTAAAACTGTGCGCCTCGCTAACGCTCGATTCCTCACCTCCACCACTGGCAGCGGTCTCGCTGTTCTGGAGCTGAATGGTCCGAGCTTCACCCTCTCTGCTGATTCTTGATAGGAGGCTCTTAACAATGTCTGAATTCCGTATGGATGATGCGGGCCTGTTCCTTGAGCGTCAGCTTGAGTACATTCGCCCCCAAGTTTTTGAAGTGCAGTATGCGGATATTAAATATCCCACTGTGCTGCCCGTCACTGCTGAAGCTGGTCCTGGTGCCCAGACCTTCACCTATCGCATCATGGACTCCACTGGTGAGTTCCGTCTGATTGCGGACGCTGCTGATGATCTGCCCCGCGCTGACATCAGCCAAGTGGAGAAGAGCATCAACATCCGTTCCTTTGGTGGTAGCTTCGGTTACACCGTGCAGGAACTGCGTGCTGCTCAAATGGCCAACATCGCCCTGGAGCAGCGTCGTGCTGCTGCTGTGCGTCGTGCCTATGAAGAGAAAGTGGAAAGCCTTGCTTTCTTTGGCGAAAGCTCTGTGGGTCTCGCTGGTTTCTTCAACAACTCCACCGTGGACGTGGTTGCTGCTGACAAGTGGTTCACCACTGCTGGCACCACTGCCCAGGAAATGCTTGAGCTGCTGAATTATGGCGTGACTGCCATCATCAACGGCTCCAAGATGAAGGAACAGCCCGACACCATCCTGCTGTCCTACGCAGATTACAACAAGATCAGCACCACTCGCAATTCCGATTCTTCGGACGTGACCGTGCTTGAGTACTTCCTGCGTACCAACCCCTACATCCGCAACGTTGAACCCATCAACCAGTTGGAAGCTGACAACAGCGTGCTGAACACTGACCGTATGGTTGTGTACAAGCGTGACCCTGAGAAGGTGCAACTGCACATCCCTCAGCCTCTGGAACTGTTCCCGCCTCAACAGCGTGGTCTGGAATTCATCGTTCCTGCTCATGCTCGCGTGGGTGGCGTTGCTCTGTACTATCCCAAGAGCATGATCTACGTGCAGGCCTCTGCCTGAGGATAGTTAATCAAGAAGAGGGGCGTTAAGCTATTAGCAATTGTTTTTCTTGAACAATGCTGATTGCTTATCGTCCCGAACTTGAAAATCCCCCTCGCGATGCAGGGTTTGGCATTATTACGAAGAGCGGGCTCATTCAACTGACGCCTGGTCTTAATCAGGAAATCCCTGATGAGAAATGGAAGGAAGCGAAGGAAAATGGTACGGTCAAAAAGCTTCTTGCTATTGGCGCCATTGAAGAGATGAAAGAACAAGTGATGGTAGAAGACCTGCCTGAAAATGTTCAAAGCCTTAGTGAACTTCCCCTCACGCAAGCCATTCGTGCCATTGAACTCATCCATGATCCAGATCGCCTGGCAGATTGGAAGAAGATTGAAGGGCGCGTCCGCGTGAGGAATGCCATTGCAAAGCGTATTGAAGCCATTCGCATTGGGAAGGCCTGATTATGGCAGTCACCTACGCGAGTTTTCTTGAGCGCTTTCCTGAATTCAGTCCACATCCGTCTGGCATCGTCAATGGTGCCATTACAGAAGCTTCTTACGATGCTTCCAGTGATGTATTTGGGGAGCAAACTGATAGGGCAGTAAAGTTCCTTGCTGCTCATATCATTGCCATTCAACTTGCTCAAATGGGCATTCAAATTGGTGCCACTGACGGCAAAGTATATGGCGAGGGGCTTGATGCCACTCAATACGGTCAGGAGTTCAAACGAATGACCAATAATCTTCCTCTTTCTTCCGTTGGGTTTGTCGTGTGAGCAATTATCTAGATCCACTTGCAAATGCCACTTTGGTATTTAGTGTGGCGTCTGGATATGCGCTTGATGGAGAAACTGGCAATTATGTGCCAGTTGCCACTGGAGTGACGTTTTACGCCACTTTAAAACAAAAGAATAACCCTCGTTACGACCAACTTCTCGGGGCTGACATGACTGCCGTCTACATGGAAGGCAGAATGACCAGCCCCCTTACTTTATCCGGCGTAACTGTAGGAGATTCTGCCCAGGCTACGATCAATGGAAGGGAAGGCAGGTTTGAACTGTTGCCGAACGAACAAATTGCTATTCACTATTGGCAGTTCTTAGGCACGCCAGTCAGGGGAATTTTTAGACTGATTGGCAAAGGAAGCGTGGACAACGCTTAACTCTCTTCTTCCATTGAGGAATTTCTCATGCTCTACCATCCCACTGAGCTAGTGAAGAGCCAGGACGTGATTGTCCGCGTTGGCTCTATTGGCGGCACTTCTCGTCCTGTCATCACTCAAAGCGGCGCCACTTTCACTGTTAGCGGCGCTCCCACTCTCTACACTCTACAAGCAGCTACCACTGCTTCTGTTGCCTTTAACGATGGCAACCAAGAATTCTACCTGCTGGGCGGCGGTGGTTTCGCTGATAGCGTGGTGGTTACTAGCCAAGCCACTGCATCCATCACTTCCTACTTCCAGAAGGACGTGGATGGCACAGTGTTCCTGCCCAATAGCTTTGACGAAGCATTCCAAGCGATTAGCTCTGCGCGTTACGACAAGAATGCTGAAGTGTACGTGGAGATCAACAAGCAGCTTGGCGCTTCTGGTACTACTTTCTATTACGACCGCGTTGCCTATGTTGGCCGCGTAATGAACTACAACGAGAGCTATCCTGCTGATAATCTTGTGGAAGTTACTTTCGATCTGATTAGTCGTGGTCGCATTGGTATTCACCAGAACGCCTCAGAGACTGGCAGCATCATTCCAACTGCTCCTAATTCCTGATTCTTTCATTGAATCTTCGCTAGCCTGTCTCCTATGGGGACAGGCTTTTTAATGAACATTTCTCAGCTTCGCGATACGATTACTACGCTTCTTTCTGCGTCGCCCGACTTGATCGGCACCTACACATTGCCAAATAATTCAACGATTCCTGCGGTGTATGTAGTGGGAAGGCAAAGCGTGCCAAAAGAATGGAAAGTAAAAGACCTCGAAGTGACGATGAGAGAGTTTCCTGAACTTGCGCCTCGTTCTCCATTGGGAGGCACGGTCAAGGTGACGCAGGTTTGGGAAGTAGTATTAGTGCAATATACGCCTAATAGCAATACGCTTGCTTTAGCAATGGACAGAATGGTGCGGAGATTTCCAGATGCTACGCCACGATTTTTTCCTGGCGATGATATTGCCTACGAACGTTGCCGTTTCTTGATCCCTGATTTAATTCTTCGCAATTTAATCTCATCATGACCGGAACCGTCGTTGGGGGCGAGCTTATCAATCCCGGAAATATTGAAAACAAACTTATCAAAGCGTTTGAAACGTGGACACGTTTTGACGTGAATGATTATTTTCGCAATCAATTCTTAGAAGACAAATGGAATTACGACGGCGAAACAGAACGCAAAAGTGGAGAAGTAGTCACAAGTCCTCGTAACATCTTTGACTTGGGAGATCTCTATAGAAGTGGGCGTGACAGTTTTTCCATCTCGCAAGGTGGCGTTGATGTCACTGCATCATGGGACTGGGATGCTAAAAATAGCAGTGGACGCGGCTATGCATGGTATGTCCACGAGGGGCTGAGTACTAATCTTTCTCCACGTCAATGGACGGATGTATTCCAGCAGAAAGATTTATTTGGCAGTAGTCAAGTGAGTAAAGACCTTAAGATGCGCATACGCACAGCGCTGAACAAATGAAGATTGATTATCTGTGGAGCGCGGATAACACAGTGCATGCAATTAATTGTCTTGTTGACGGCACCGCATTGGAGGTGGGCATATTGTGCCTTATTTCCTGCAGAGAAATGACCATTAGAATTGGCAACGACAATCATTCAATGCTGGTTGAAGTGCCACCAGAATTTCGTTCTTCTCATGAGCGAGTGAAGGTGTTCAACGCATTGCTTAACATTCTTGATCATGAGCAAATACAGCTTTCTGATTCAAACCAAAACCGAAGGTTATTTTGAGCTGCTGCCCGAAATTCGCCTAAAGAAATATGGTAGTTGGCTTGTTGCTGAATCCATTGAACAAGAAGAAATCAGCAAGCTGCAAAGTCAAGCTACCATCCGTGCCGTTCAGCTTGCCAAGCGCATTGCCGCATCGCGTGAGATCCCTCTTGATGAGGCTTTCGCGCTTCTGCAGGGCGGTGGTTCCATTACTGAGGCCGAACTGCTTTCTGAGTTCACTGAAGAGACTCTGAGCATGATTACAAGCGGTTCATCGGTGGAAGCTACTAATGCTCGCATGGTCACTGCTTTCATTCGCTCTCGCGGTCAAGGTCTGATTGATGGCGAATGGCAAGATCTTGGCGACTGGGAAATCGAAGACACCCAAAACCTACCGCGCAAGGCCATTGCGAAAGTGGTGGAATTCATTGCTGAAGAGCAGAATGCTGAGACACAGGAGGCCGTAGAAGCAAAAAAAGCGACGAAGAGGAATTCTCCTCAGTAGCAGAAAAGCTTGAAGCGCGAGCTAGGCAGCAACTTAAGAGCCTGACAGATTGGAACGAAATCTATTTCAGGCTTTCAGCTTCTGACTTCAAAGACGAGCGATGGAGTGCCAACAATTTTGGCCTCCAGAAGCTTGATGACGTTAAGCGTGCATTGAAATATCTTGATCGTCATGACATTGCAAAATATAATGTCAGCAGTGTAGCCGTTGCCAAACTTGGCACAATGGCGGCGGGTATGATGGCGGGCAAGAAGAGTAAAGTAAAACCAGAGGATTTCTTGCCGTTTGATACGAAGCAAATCAAGAAAGAAGATGGCGTTACGGATGCAAGCTTGATCGTACTTCAGCGTTTGATGAAAACAAGAAGAATGGACGGACGTGTTATTGCACTGCTTGCTGATGAGATGAAAGGATTTGCTGGACGTAATCAAGAGCAATGATTATAGAATAAAGGGAAAGTAAGCGAAAATTAAGATGGCAGCTCAAGACGCCGAACTGAAGCTTAAGGTAAGTCTTGACCTAGCCTTCTTTAGACAGCAATTAGCGGGTCTTGGGCAGGCCGCTGCTGGCACTCCATTGCCAGTGCAAATTAGATTTGATAGGCGTAGCGTGCAAAATGAGCTTAATGCTCTTGGCGCAAATATCAGACGCAGAAATTATACACTTAATGTCAACACTAATTTAAAGGCTGAAATTGAGAATGCGTCCAAGCTAGCCAAGGCCCTAGACGAACTAGGGAAATCCAGAAGTGCGGCTCAGCAAGGAATCAATCAACAGCTTGGGCTTGGTCAATTATTAAAAGGCCCACAATCGGGAGGCATTGGCAGCAAGGATGTAGAAAGACTCTATCGCGCGGCGGCCAGAGCTGGTATTCTTGAATACAGCAAAGAAGTGGCGAGGACGAAAGCTTCTGCTGTAGCAGCGTTGGAGGCAGTTGGCAGCGATAGCGTGAAAGGGCTTCTCAATGGCCTTAAAAGTGAAGATGAAAAACTGAGAGCAGCCGCTGAATATCTTGGCGACTCTTTGATTAAGACGGTAAAAAGTGTTCTTGGGATTGCATCGCCTTCTCGTGAATTCAAAAAGATTGGACAAAATGTAGGAGAAGGTTTCCAGCAGGGCATGATGTCCTCAATGGACAAAGCCTTTGATGCAGTAGAAGGGCTAATGCGGACACGCATGAAGGTGCTCGACACTATTGCTCGCGGCATGTTTCGCATGGCAGGTATTGATCCTGCTGCTCTTAGGGCTGAAGCTGCTCAGCGCCGCGCATTGCCTGGAGTTAATTTTCCTGCAACAATACCGCCTCGCAATATCCCGATTGGTCCGTCTTCCACTGGAAGAGCGCTACCCCCTGGGACTATTCCTTCTGCATTGCCTGGTACTGCTTTTGGCGCACAAAAATACTTACCCACTGGATTGAGCGATGAAATGCAGCGCATCATGCGAAGCGCTGCCTATGCTTTCGTTGATTCTATTAAGCAACAAATCAGAAGCGTTCGCATTGGACTTGCGGCATCACAGCAGCCTTTGCTTGGCGCTAGTCGCATCGCTGGTTTGCTTCCTGCTGGCGTTGGTCGTACTCCTAGTGTTTATTCGGCAGGTGCAGTTGGCGGCGAAACCCGTGCCGAAATGATGGCACGTCGAGAACGTGAAGCCCGCATGCGTTCGGACTTGCGCGGCATGGATGTAATTGGTGGTGGCGCAGGACGCACTCCATCGCCTTACAGCTACGCTTATCGCGGTGCGCGTCCTACCAGTGCGATTGTGCCCTACGCGGCGGGCGGTGCCATTGTTCCTCAGCCAGCAATGGCTGGAGGAGCAGGCGGCGGCATGCAGCCTCCCAGTGGAGGTGGCGGATTTGGAGGCTTTGGCGGCGCTGGAGCTTTTGGTCGCGCCATTGGAGGAGTTAATCTTCCTGGAACAGGCGTCATCCGCGAACTTGGTGAGGAGTTTGGTTTTGCGACCAAACAAGTGATTTTATTTGGGCAGGCATATAAATTACTTGCTTTCATTCAAAATCTTCCGGCGCAAGTGGGGGCAGCGGTTGGGCAGTTACAAAGCTTTAGAAATACCTTGAATGCAGTGACGCCTTCGGCAGAAGAAGCGCGAGCCTCTAATGAGCTTCTGCTTGGGCTCATGGAAAAATACAACGTGCCTTTGCAATCGGCACGTGATGGTTTTACCAAACTATATGCCTCCATGGCTCCTGCTGGTTTTAGCGGCGATGAAATCAGAGATTTGTTCACTGGCATTACAAAAGCTGCTGCCACTTTCGGAATGAGCGCCGACAAAGTGGATCGCGTGAATTACGCATTTGCTCAAATGGCGAGCAAAGGTCAGGTGATGAGCGAAGAACTTAAGGGGCAGTTGGGTGACGTTCTTCCTGGAGCCATGGCATTATTTGCCGAAGCTGCAGGATTTAAGGGGCCAAAAGCCATTCAAGATTTCTCTGCTGCATTGGAAGAAGGCGCTTACAAGGGGCAGGCAATGGTTGCATTGCTGAAGAATGTAACTGTCGTAATGAATAAGGAATTTGGTCCTGGCGCTGAAGGAGCTGCTCTTACATTCCAAGGTGTAATGAATCGCATGCAAAACTCAATGACTCTTTTCTATGAGGCATTCGAGCCAGTTGCAGTGGGGTTCTTGAATACAGTTGTTGTTCCAATGACGAATGGCATCAAGCAGCTCACTGATGGACTCAATGCGTTTTTCACGGGGGCAACTGCCAGTACCGCCGAAGGTGGTGCGTTTGCATTGCAGCTTCAAAATATGCTTCCCGCTATTGAAGGAATCAAAAATAACGTTACGGGACTTATTCCTATTTTTCAGCAGTTTGGTGCAATTGCGGGTCAAGTGGCTCAGCTCTTATTGCAAATCGCAGGAAATCCAGTAGTTGGATATTTGGCAAAATTATATCTTGTCGCGCTGCCTTTAAGTATCGCTTTTAATGCTTTCACTAGCGTTATTCGCTCTGTGATTGGTTCAATGACGGCGTTAAATGTTGGTCTTCTTGCTGGATCGCAACGCTTCACAACTTATCGAATACTGATGGACGCGACAGGCGTGTCCGCTGCAAAATTAACCGGAATTTTAAGAGGAGTTGCACCGGCTCTTAATCTTATAACTGTTGGCTTGCGTGCAATTGCTGGGCCCGCAATTTTAGTCGGAGTTTCATTGTTAATCGAAAGATTTATGATGCTCAAGGGGGCAATTGACGGGGTGGGTCAGTCCACCAAGCAAATGCTTGCTGGTATTTCGAGCATGGCAAATGCTGGAGCGGTTGGAGCATTGAAAAATACCGCAAATGATTTGCAAAAACAAATTCAAACCTTTGAAAAGCTTCGCCCGTTTGTTTCAGGAGGTGCGCTTGGTCCGTCTAAGAAATTAACCCCGGAGGCCGCCAAGACCATGGAGGAGTTGGGGATGGGTAGCTTTGTGAGCAAGACAATTCTTGGTAAGCCGCAAATTAACGATTTTGTCAATGCTTCAAAGATTATCGAGGCTCGTTTGCAAGGGCTGCGCAAGGCTGCTGCCGGAGTTCAAGAAAAGCTTCCGCTTGCAAATCGCATTGCCGCAAGCATTGAGGCGCAAACAAAACCGTCTCAGACCATTATGCCAATGCCACCCAGCGAAGGTGATGGAGCAGGAAAAACTAAAAAAGGCAAAGAACTTGATCAATACATTCAAGATTCGACCAATGCTTTGGCGCTTGAAAAAGAAAGGCAATTGGTGGCAATTGAAGATAAGATGCTTAGAGATGAAATCTCTGAAATAGAAGCAAAGCGTCAATCATTATTGATTGAAAAACTTTATGAAGAGAAGGCGGTGACAGAAGCATTAAGAGTTGCTCAAATTAAATTAGCGGACGATAACTTAAGCGCCGCAGATAGGCAGTTGAAGCTCGCGGATTTGCGAGCTGAAAAAGAGCAAAAGATTGCCAATATTGGAGCCAAGTATGGAGTGGAAGTATTAAAAATTGAGCTTGGTCTTCAGCAGCCCATAAAGGATGCTATTAGTGGCGTCAATGAGCAACTAGATGAGCAGGCAATGATAAGAGAAAATCTAAAACAAGGCCTAATTGATCTTACTTATGATCAAAAAGCTTATCTTGATGTGCAACGTTTAACAAAAGATTATGGTGACGCAGAAAAAGAATCTGTACACGAAAGGGTTAATGAATACCAAAGACTAAGGGAAGAGTATTACAAAAATGAAGAGGCCCTTAAAAGGCAGCAGGCTTTGGTGGAAGCTGAAGCTGGACTGGGGATTATTGGCGGAGGATTACGCGCAGGCTTCACTGGAAGCGCTGCCAACGTTTTTGAACAGACGATGGCACAAACGCAAGGCGACACTGATTACGCCACTCAACTCGCCAATATTGAAACCTCCGCGATGCAACTTAGAAGCGTATTTGAAGGCTTGCAAAGTGCAATTAGTGGAGTAAGCGGAGCTTTTGCTAATATGCTCACAGAGGGCATCACGAGCATGATTACTGGCACTGCCACTGCCAAGGAAGTGTTTGCCAGCTTCTTGCAAAGCGTTGGTCAAGCCTTGTCTCAAGCAGCTTCGCAAATGATTGCCACTTACATTGCCATTGGCCTTGCGAAGTTGTTCGCTGGGCTTGGCGGCGCCAGTTCTGATATGTCCAAAACAGGCGTATCAGAAAGTACACTCGCTCCTATGCGTCAATACCAAATGCCAGTAATTCCAAATGCAAATGGAAATGTGCTGAAAGGGGGATTCAAGGCTTTTGCCAATGGTGGCGTTGTCAGTGGCCCCACTCTCGGCCTTGTGGGCGAAGGAAAGTACAACGAAGCCGTTGTGCCCCTCCCTGATGGGCGTTCCATCCCCGTGTCACTTGGTGGACGCTCCGCTCGCGATCTCATGGGAGGCGGCGCTCCAGGCATGCCTCAGGCACCTTCTCTCAGCATGAACTTTGAAACCACTAAGATCAATGGCGTAGAATACGTTAGCCGCGAACAATTAGAGCAGGCAATGGCAGAAACTCGCCGTGCTTCCATTGCAGGTGGCGCTAAGCAAGGCATGTCAATGACCTTAGATAAAATTAAGCAAAGTCCCTCCACTCGTTCCCGTATCGGCATGCGCTAATGGCAATCTTTCCTTCTATTCGCCCCACAGGGCGCTCTTATTCGCCAGGGCAATTTCCCACTAAAACTTATCGTGGACTTTCGGGCGCCACTGTCAAGCGAGTGTTTGGTAATCGCTCATTTGGTCATCTTATTGATTTGCAATTTGAGAATATTAGCGACGCAAATACAAAGACTATTTTGGATCACTACTACGGACAATTCGGAAACTACTCCCGCTTCACGCTTCCTGATGATGTGTTTTCTGGCATGAGCACAACGCTAAAAGGCGTTGTGCAGGCCCCTACCAATATTCTCTGGGAATACGCTGAGCCTCCGCAAGTGGAAAGTGTGTTCAATGGACGAAGCACTGTTACAGTGAGGCTAGTTGGCGAGCTGGATTATTCTGGCGTTTGATTATGATGCCTACAATCCGCGTGGCGCATTTCGCCTTCATTGAAACGGCGAATCAACGTAGTCATTACTATCAGAACTATTTCTTCGGTAAAGACTTTACGGCAGTATCAATTCCTGGCACTGCATCACCAGTGTATCGCCATGCACCTTTTGAAGCCAGGGGCTCCACTGCCGCGTTAGGCGGCGACAACCCTGCCCTTCAACTTTTGTTTCCCCATACTGCCTTTGCCATTGCAATGGTTGAGGATGGAGAGGGGAATCGCCTCAGCAAACTGCAGCTAAAGACTGTGTGGATGGCATCTAATGATATTTCCGACTATTCCAGCTATACAGTGGTAAACCAATATACGGAATACTATATTGGCGTTGGAGCCGCGTTTAGTGACACCACCATTGAACTTCGATTCAGGAGCGCCATGGATAGCGTGGGTGCATCTTTCCCTGCGCAGCAGCTTAATCGGCACAATGTTGGCATCCTTCCGCTTAACGCAGATTTGCGCTTGCAATGATTAATGATTTAATTGGTCTTTCATATGAACGACGAGCCCGTCCATCAGACGGGGAAGGCAAAAGCGATTGCTTTATGCTTGTTTGCGAAGTGAGAAGAAGGCTTGGCCTGCACGATTACGAAGACCATTTCAAATGGGCTTATGACGAATATGACAGTGGCAATCTGCCGATGAAGAGAGTGATTAGATGGTTGTTTGAAAATGGAAAAAGGACTACGGTAAGGGAAGATGGGAACGTGGCAATTATTCTTCCAAGGCCCGGCGGTGAAATAGCAGTGGGGGTGGCTTATGATGGAGGGATAGTTACAGTTTCAAGAAACGGACGATCATATTGGTCTCCATCTTTTCCATTGTTGAAGCTGTTTAAAATGCTGCCCGATATTAAGCAATGAGACGCCTCCTTCCTTACGAACGCGCTCTAATCGATACGCTTGCTATCACGGAAGAGGAATATTTTCGTTTTATTGCCTATCAAGAGCAATATAAAGACATTAAAGATGGCACCATTTTGGACATCAAAATGGGGACAGAAGCCGCTCTTGTTGCATATATTTCGCTTGCATTGTCAGTTGTTGGTACGGCAGCATCAATGCTGGCAGTATTGCTTGCTCCAAAACCTCAAATTGATGGTCCAGATGCGCCTAGCCGCCGTGAGCGCAGGTTTAATCCTCGTTTTGGTTTCGACAGCGCTCAAGACTTAGCTCAATATGGCAGCCCAGTCAATCTTGTCTACACAGACGTTGACACCAATCCCAATGGCGGCGTAAGGGCCGCCACTTCGCTGCTGTGGTCTGCTGTGCATAGCTATGGCGCTAGGCAGTATATGCAAATATTGGCCACTGTTGGCACTTCTGATATTGTGGAAATTGCCGCTGAACGCATTGCATTCGGTCAAACCCCCGCTCGACAATTTGTTAACACTGGCAATTGGTTCTATTTCCGTTCTGGTGGTCCCATAACATTTGATAATCTTCTGAAAGGAGATTCGCAGGATCCAGCAAGGTTTGGACGACCACCAGTTGACACGGTTTACAAGCCATATATTGTTGCTCCAAATGCTTTTGACGGATTTAGTCAGTCATTTTCTCCGTCATCATTTGCATCTTTTGGCGTTGAAAGTCCCATCCCAATTAATGTGGACGTGTATGAAAGGGATACGGATGGTCGTCCTGTTGATAGTGATAATAGGATTACTGTTGAGCAAAGAGGCTCTTATTGGCCTAATACTTACGGAACGTCAAGACTGCCATTTCCCATTGGTCATCGAATTGTCTTAGAAATTGCAAAGAATGATGGCAAGGGAAATATAGCAGAAAAGCAAGCAGAAGAAGATCGCCTTGTAGCTGCTTCTGCCATGGACGTAGCGAGCATTTACAAGCTTGGCAGTGCAAAATTCAAGGTGGTTGGAATTGATGGTGATGATGATTTGGATTCCAAGAGGCTAAATGTCACGCTGGAATGCTTTGATGATATTGGCGGAATTAATGGCGGCTACGGACCATGGGAAGATTATGCCACTCAAAGCGTAAGGGATCAAGCGCAAGAGCTTAATCAATTGTTACCCACGTTAAAAGCAAATCTCAAGGCGAAAGAAGATGAATTGGCATTTAATATGCCAATCACGATTACCAATTTGACAGCAGCACAACAAAATGCCTATGCGGCATTTAATAGCAAGATTGATGAAATTGAAGACTTACTTGACGACATTGCTTATATTGTCAGAACGCCATCCCAGATGGACGAATACGTACTAGAAAACAGAAATTTATTTCCAAATGATATTATTAGGCTTGCAGATGATATAAACGTGCTTGAAAATGACATGGAAAATGAACGTGAGGAAATTGTAGAGGAGCGCAAAAAGGCCAAGCCTGATACTAAGGAAATCACAAGAAGAAGGGTAAAAATTGCGGAAACAAAAGTTACCATTAGGGGCCTCAGGAAAAAGCTTGAATTTTATATTCGGGATAGAAACTTTGCAGATCAAAAATTATTCAACTATCTATCAAGCATCGAGACTGTTGTCAATGATGTGCAACGGCAATTTTCAACAATTCAAGGCTACCAAGTTATAAATAATACAGACTTCTCCGACCTGATAGATGCCCGCAGAAGACTTGGCACGTTAAACGCCGTGCAGGAAAGACGCATTCTTAAAAGAATTAGAAATAGGATGCGTCAGATTGAGAGCAGAATTGCCAGCCTCATTCAAATTGACTATCCTGCAATGGACAGGAGAAATCAAGGCCTTGCTGCCGAAATTTCTTCCATCCAAAGTCAAATTGCTGCCATTGAAGCTGAACTGGCAAGTCCCGAATTATTGAATGATTATCTTGCGACTAAATGCTTAGTGAAAATTTCTCAGGCATCGTATGAAACAATTTCCGCCTGTAAAGTGGTTAATTTTGCAATCAAGGGAAAGGCGTTTATGCGAGTGCAAGGACGACAGAAAACATATGGAGAAGTGAACGTAGACGGCTATCGCAATTCTGATAACGGGCTGAAATTTAGAAGCGCGTTTTTCTTGATGTTTGCCAAAGAAGCAAGCGCTCCTGATTCGAGCTGGAGACTAGTGCCTCGTGTGTTTGTTCTGCGCAGAGCCGCCGATAATGAATTCTTTTTCCCAGTCTATTTTGATGCTCCAGACAATACAAAGCGTTGGGCCTTCAGATTTGAGCCTGTATTTGATGTGCCATCAGAGGCGCTTAAATATGGAGCATTAAGATTTGCCTATTTGAACGCAGGGCAAAATTTAAGCTCTCCCAATAGTATTGACATCCCTGGCATACCAGGAGCAAAAGTGTTGTACTTTGGAGCGGACAGAGCCCCAGGCAGAGATAATCTCCCCCCTAAAAACAAAAGTCCTTTCGCTCTTGATGAATGGGCACTCTATTCTCCTTCCATGGTGCTAAAGGCTAGTGGCGATAGAGATCGTATTGCTGCCTGCTCTTCTGATTGCAACATTCAATTTTCTTTTGATGCTGGCCCAGAGTTTGAGATTACAGCAGTAACAGAACAGCAAGACGATCCACGCTACGCAGCAAATTATCCCGACATTTATGCTGGGATGTCGCTTGCTGGTTTTAATTCTTTTAGCGGCAAAGAAATTAGAAACCTCAAGTCTTTAAGCGTGTTTGTAACAAAGGGAAAGAGGCTCAGGCGAATTGTTGGGCCAGACGCAAATGGAATGTCTTCCTACCCTGCCAATCCAGACGGACAGAGCAATTATGCTCCTGATATTTTTCTTGACACCGTGCTTGATAAGCAAAATGGCATTGGTCAATTTGCAGATCCAGCGGGCATTGACATTGATCAGCTTGGCATAAGCAAAAGAATGTGTAGGACGATGGGATATTTTATGGATGGAGTGATTGCGGATGCTCGTGCATGGCGTGAATTTTGGGCTGAAATTGCGCCTTATAGCATGCTGGAATTTGCTCGCATTGGTGGACGGGACACATTGATTCCTGCATTGCCAGTTGACGCTACTGGCAGAATTTATAGGCAAATTACCATTAGCGCATTATTTAATCAAGGAAACATCTTGGAAGATAGTTATAAAGAAGAGTTTCTTGATTATGGCGATTCAACTCAAGATGTCATTGCAACAATCATCTACAGGGCTCCCGAGCGTGATGGCGTGTTTCCGCAAAATACGAGCTTAACCGTCAAGCTTACAGATGCCGACGAAAACGACGCAAGGCGAGCAAGCTTTGATTTGTCTCAATTTGTCACTTCTCGCACTCAAGCATTGCACTATGGAATGATGATGTGCATGCAAAGGCGACATGTTCGCAGGGCTGTGGAATTCAAAACGTTCCCCACTGAAGCCCCAGTAAAACCTGGCTCATACATTTATGTGCAGTCTGATGAAAACCGATGGGACAATATTAAAAGTGGAGTTATAGAAGAAGGTGGGGCGTTAAATCTTCCATTATCAGAAGAGCCAGTAAATGGTACGTTTAGCGTGCTCATCTACGATGGCGCAGATGAAGTGAAGAGCTTGTCTTCTGTAGTCGTATCTAACAGCGTGGCAACAAGTCTTGCCGCTTACGAGGGTTGGTTGTTTGTCCTAGGCACTCAATTAACAAACAAGAGAGTGTTCAAGGTGGTAGAGGTGGAGATGGACGAACAAGGGGAAGTGACTATTAGGGCTAACGAACACCCATGCGTTGAAGAGGGTGGCATCACGCGCTCATTAATTGCACAACAGGATGAAACCTTCTTTACCATTGACGGATGATGTAATTTAGAATTTTGCTATCATGAACGAAAAGCTGTAAGACAATGCCTTTTTATACTGGTCGCACTGGCAAACTGCGTCTTGGCGGAAGCGAAGTGTCGAAAGTGCGCAACTGGACGCTTGATACTTCCGTCAACATGCTGGACACTACGGCACTAGGAGACACGGCAAATTCTTTTACTCCTGGTTTGTTTAGTGCCACTGGCAGCGCCACGCTCTCGTATTACAATGGCGACACCACTGATGTGACCAATCTTCTTGAAAAGATTACAAAAACTGGCGCCATCACTGAAAGTGATCGCGTAAACCTTACTTTCGAAGTGGGTACAAGTCAAACATTCAGCGCTGATGCCTATATCAATAGCGCCAGCATTACTTCCTCCACTGACGAACTGACCACCGTTTCGTTTAACTTTACAATTGATGGCCCTCTTGACGCAGTGGTTCTCACTGGCACCACCTGATAGGGGTTTCAATTTACTATTTACATTGTTTGTACAATGGAAGAATAAGCGCTGAAGCGAAATGACGTTTTTTGTTGGCCATACAGGCGCTATTAGGCTTCAGCGTGGAGGCGAAAACACTTTTACGACCAGCGTTTCTCCAAGTGATATCAATACCATATTGAATCGCTTCAGTTTTGAAGGAAGTGAAGACAATTTAATCACTGGTGATTTCCTTGAAATTTCTACAGAGGATCCTAGAGGGCTTCTCTTTGTGCCCACCACGTTCTGGAACATTCCAGGGGCAGACGTGGATGGCTATAGCGCAGTGGTATGGTCGTCAGGAAGCACTGCTGCAATATCGGGCTATTTGGATGATGATATTACGACTAGCAGCGCCCTGCCTCCTGATGGCTATACAGAATTCAGACTTGGCGACTATGTTTTCGCGGACAATATAAGAGCCTATGCCAATGTCAATGCCGCTGGTGGTATTCGACTATTTCCCACTTTCTCTGACGCAATTAATAATGAAAGAGCGAATGAATATGAATTGGCTGAATTCTACGGAGAGCCCATTGATATGACAATTGGGGTTAGGGATACAAAGTTCAATACGCTTGGTTCTGTCACTTCATTTGAGATTAATACAGACAGGGCTGCGATGGAGACGACAAGCCTGTCGGATAGATTCAAGCAGCAATATTCTGCTGGGTTATTGAGCGGCAATGGTAGCATTGAATGCTTGTTCAGCTACGAGTCAATTAGCAATGAGGAAGTGCCGTTATTTCTGCTTCAGGTGATCAATAGATTGGATGTGGGGAGTGAATTCTCTACGCTTCTTTCTTTATCATCCGCAGAGCAATCGCCAGGATTCAGACAAGAGGTTTATTACGATATTCAAGCAGTAGTCACGAGGGCTGGTGTTACTGTCACATCCGATGCGCTCGTTGCATGTTCAATTGATTTCGTGACCACTGGCGAATTTAAGCTGCGAGTTGGCGTGCCTCCCGAATACATCTTGAAAGAGGACAATGATGCCATTTATCTTGAGCAGGGTCTTGATTATCTGCTGAAGGAAGTCACTGACTGAAGGAACGAGGGAGAACTGCGCATAATAGCTATTATCGTTTAAGACTAGACTGTATTTAGCTTTGCCCTTCTGAGAGATGGCCGATCAAAGAATTACGGAACTCGTTGAACTTCCCCAGGGAGGCGTAGCTTCCAATGACGTGCTGCCTATTGCAGACGTTACTGCCAGTCAAACAAAGAAGGTGCAAGTGAAGAGCCTGATTCAAGCGGGCTTTAATCTTGCAGATGCTTCGACGCTAGATATTTCAAAGATCAATCAGGCGAGTGCAGCAAAACTCACCGGCATTTCCATTGACTCTAATACTCTCACTTACGACAAGATCCAGCAAGTAAGTGCCAATAAACTACTTGGTCGTAGCATATCTACTGGCAATGTAGAAGAAATTGATTGCACTGTTTATATTCGCACTCTTCTTGATGACGCAAATGCCGCTGCTGCTCGTTCCACATTGGAGCTGGGAGTGGTTGCCACTGGCAACACTATTAACACAAGCCTCCTTGAAGATTTAAGTGTTACCACTGGCAAGATCAATAACCTAGCCATCACTGCTGGCAAGCTTGCCGCTGATGCAGTGGAAACGGCCAAAATTCTTGATGGCGCCGTCACTGCCGCCAAAATTCAAACCAGTGGCATCACTGGGGGCAATGTAAGTGCTGGCGCCATTAACACTGTGCATCTTGCTGCTAGTGGCGTCACGCTCGCAAAGATGGCAGCGAGTTCAGTTGGCACTACGCAGTTAGTCGATAGTGGTATCACGCAAGAAAAACTTGCTGCTTCTTCCATTGCAACTGTCAATATTATTGATAGCGGAGTTACACAAGCGAAGCTGGCTTCTGGAAGCGTAGCAACAATTAATATCATTAACAGTGGAGTTACGCAGGACAAATTAGCAAGCAACAGTGTTGCAACAGTCAATATTGTTGACAGTGCTGTTACTCTCGCAAAAATGGCAAGCGGCAGTATCGACACTGCGCAATTTGTTGATAGCGGCGTCACGCAAAGTAAGCTTGCTGCTAATGCAGTGGCTACTGTCAATATTCTTGACAGCGGAGTTACGCAAGCGAAGCTTGCCGCAAACGCCGTCGCCGCCGTCAATATTGTCGATAGTGGCATCACTCAAGCAAAGCTTGCAAGTGGCTCTATTGCCACAATTAACATTATCGATTCTGCCATCACTCTTACCAAGATGGCAAGCGGCAGCGTTAACACTGCGCAGCTTGTTGATAGTGGAGTTACGACTGCGAAGCTTGCGTCTGGGGCCGTCACAATTGGCAAACTTGGCCTTTCTTCTGGAGAGCTTTCTGGCACGGTTATTACTGCCAGCTCCATCCCTTCTGGAAGTTATGCAAGTGGCTCGATTGCCACTGCTGCCATTGCAGATAATGCAGTTACATTTGCCCAAATCCAACAAGTGGCTAGCGGCGTGCTTCTTGGTCGCGCTTCTGCTGGTAGCGGCAACGTAGAAAGCATCACGCTCACCGAAGCTGGTAGAGCGCTTCTGGATGACGCTGATGCTAGTGCTCAGCGCACAACGCTTGGCCTTGGCACCATGGCAGTGCAAGCCGCTTCTGGCGTGGCGATTGCTGGCGGCACAGCCGTGCTCAGTAGTGGCACCATTTCTTATGCGACCATCAATGGGGGTGTCATCAGCGGCATCACTGATCTTTCCATTGAAGACGGCGGCACTGGAGCTTCCACTGCTTCTGGCGCTCGCACCAATCTTGGTCTTGCCATTGGCACCGATGTGCAAGCATATGACGCTGCGCTCGCATCAATTGCAGAACTGACCACTGCATCTGGGCAAATTATTTATACCACTGCATCCGACACTTACACAACCGCCACAATTACGGCTGCTGGTCGTGCCATCCTTGATGATGCAGATGCAAGCGCTCAACGCACTACGCTTGGCCTTGGTTCTTTAGCTATAAAGAACACAGTTGGCAGCGGAGACTATGATTCTTCCTCCATTGTCACTGCAAATATTGTTGATTCTGCAATCACCACGGCAAAAATTGCTGACAGTGGCATTACAACTGTCAAGATTGTTGATGAAAATGTTACACAAGTAAAGCTTGCTAGTGATTCTGTAAGCACTGTCAAAATTGTCAATAGTGGCGTAACTACTGCCAAGCTTGCTGATAATGCAGTTTCCTATGCAAAGATTCAATTCACCACAACAAGTGATGTCATTCTTGGTCGTTCATCTGCAAGTGGTGGCACCATAGAAGAAATTCCTTGCACTTCTGCGGCACGCTCCATTCTTGACGATGCCAGCATTACTGACATTCGCACCACGCTTGGGCTTGGTACGTTAGCGGTGCAAAACGGGAGCTTTTCTGGCACTTCAACAGGTACCAACACCGGCGATCAAACTATCACGCTTTCTGGAGACGTAACGGGCACTGGCACTGGAGCATTTGCTACAACCATCGCCAATTCTGCAGTCACTTCGGCAAAGATTAATGATACCGCTGTCATTACTGCCAAGATCGCGGATGGTGCTGTTACTGGCGTAAAAATGGCAGACAATTCTGCTGCCATTGTTGCTGGTTCCACTCCTGTTGGCAGTGGTAATTTTATTGGTCAGCAATGGCTTAATACTGGCACTGGTTACGAATATACGTGGAATGGAAGCACTTGGCAGCGCCAAGCTGGGCTTTCTACTACTGTCATCTCTGGAGATACTGTTTATAGCTTTACCACTTCTTATCCAGACGAATTTAGCGCTTCCATTGTTCCTTCCTTAAATACGCAAGTTGCAACGCGCTTCTTTGCTGGTCCGGCAAGTGGCAGTGCCGACGCTGCCCCTACTTTCAGGGCTATTGCAGCTAGCGATCTTCCCCGAGCAACCACTGCTGCCCTAGGCGTAGCGCAAGCTGGCACAGGCCTAGTTACGGTCAGCGGCATTTTTAACCATGAAAATAGCGTGGCATCTGGCGTCTATTACAAAGTAACAGTAGATACACAAGGGCACATTAGCGCAGGAAATACAAGCTTAATTGCAGACGACATTCCTTCTCTTCCCGCTTCCAAGATTACCACTGGTACGTTTGGCAGTGGCTTAATTGCAGATGATTCTATTCTTGCATCAAAGCTTGCTAACTATTCAGTGAGCCAGTTTGGTGAAGCTCCGCCAGTCGCTGATTTTATTGGGCAATTTTTCTTCAATCCATTGGAGAAAGATCTCTACCTATGGGATGGCAACGTTTGGAATCCAGTTGGCATTTCAGTGGGGGAGATTATTTTTGGTGGCACTTACAACGCAAGCGGCAATACCATTGCCAGCACTAGCGCTGACGGAGCAGCAGTTGGCTTAACCATAGGACAGCCATTGCCCGCTGCATCGTCTACGTTTAATCGTTATTACGTAGTGGTTTCAAGTGGCGGCACTGGCACGTCTCCAGCTCCTACCACTGTTCTGCAACCACCTGACATCCTGCTTTGCAATGGCATTACATGGACAGAAGTGGATGTTAGCTCCACCTATCTTTCTCAAACCGCTGCACAAGTATCGTTCTCGCCTGCGGCCAGTATTGGTAGCAGTAATGTGCAGGCGGCAATCGAAGAAGTTAGTACTGAATGTAGAAATGTAAACAATGTAGCGAGTGGCATTCTTGCTACTGGTTATGGCGGCACAAGCTTTAATGCCTATACCAAAGGCGATCTTCTTGTTGGTAGTGGCACTACGTTACTGAAGCAGGCAGTTGGCACCGACGGGCAAGTGTTGACGGCGGATTCGGCGTTTGGCACTGGCGTGAAGTGGGTGATGCCTGCAAGTGGTACGGTTCTTTCAGTGAGCGTAAATGCTCCGCTTACTGTTGTAAGTGGCACTACAACGCCAGTCATTTCTATTCCTGATGCCACGACAAGCGTACGTGGCACTGTCATTGTCACTGATAGCGTTAGCACTACCAGTTCTACGCTTGCTGCTACTGCCACTGCAGTGAAGAGTGCTTACGACTTAGCCAATGCGGCGCTTCCAAAAACTGGAGGCACAATTACTGGTGCTGTTACATTTGGGACGACGGGCACTCTTTTCTTTGAAGGTGCCACTGATAACACCTTTGAAATTCAGCTTACTGCTGCTGATGCCACAGCAGACAGGACAATTACGCTTCCCAATACCACGGGAACCGTTATTACTACTGGGGATAGTGGCACAGTTACCAACACGATGCTTGCTGGCAGTATTGCTGATACTAAGCTTAGTACTATTTCCACTGCAGGAAAAGTTAGCAATAGCGCCACCACTGCGACTAGCGCCAACACTGCTAGCGCAATTGTTGCTCGTGACAGTAGTGGCAACTTCTCTGCTGGTACTATTGATGCCATCATTGACGAAGGAACGTTCTAATCATTAAAAAAACAAAAGCCTTTTAGAATTGCAAAAGACTAATTAGTCTTCTGTAATTCTGAAAGGCTTTTAATTATGGCTGGTGTTCTTCAGCATCTGCGTTCATCGACGCTCAATAAGCGTCCTAATCCTGCCTCCATGGTTGATGGTCAATTGGCTATTAACTATGCAAGTGGCAGTCCTGGCATGTTCTTCAAGAACAGCAATGGAAGTTTAGTAAAAGTGGGGCCTGTACATGTGGGGAGCGGTGCTCCTAATGCCGTGCCCGCAAGTGGTGGTACTGCTGGCAATTCTATTGGGGAGCAATGGCTCGATACCAGTGGTGGTACTTATGTATTTAAGATTTGGGACGGCGCTGCATGGCGTAGTGAAGCCGGTGAGTTTGTAAACACGACTGGCGACACCATGACTGGTGCGCTTGGGGTTATTGCAGGCAGTGCTTCCACTCCAGGACTATTTTTCAGCGGGGACGCAAATTCTGGACTGTACTCCCCCGGCGCAGACCAAGTAGCCATCTCGACTAATGGCACGGGGAGGTTGTTTGTTGATGCGAGTGGAAGGGTTGGTATTGGCAATGCTTCGCCGCAAGATTCGCTTTCAGTTACTGGTGGTGGGTTTTCTTTTGCCGATACAGGCGGTGCAGCCAGGAATATAAGCTGGAAGAACTCAACAGATAACGTTGGATCCGTATTCATTCGTGGAGATGCGGCAAACGGAACGCTAGCCTTCAATACAAATACTGTTGCAAATGCTGGCACCGAACGCGCCCGCATCGACAGCTCGGGGCGGCTGTTGGTGGGCACGTCTAGTGCGCGTACCAACTTCTATAACGGCGCCAATACTGCGCAGATTCAACTGGAAGGCACAAACTACCAAACCGCTGCTTTTGCCATTGTTTGCAACGCAAACTCTGATGATAAAGGTTCCTTGATTCTTGCCAAGAATCGAGGCACAGCCGTCGGCTCAAATACAGTCGTTCAAGATGGCGACGACTTGGGCTCAGTTGAGTTTCAAGGATCTGATGGTACCGAGTTTGTTCAAGCAGCAAATATCAAAGCCGAGGTAGACGGAACCCCCGGCGCCAACGATATGCCAGGGCGGCTGGTGTTCTCCACTACTGCCGACGGAGCGAGCAGCCCGACGGAGCGGATGAGAATTACATCGGCAGGCCGCGTAGGGATTGGCACTGCGGACCCGCTAGATCGCCTTCATATAGCCTCAACAGGTGAGTGCAAGCTAATAATTGGCAACGAACAAACCAACACTGATGGAATCAAGCGTTCCGCGATCATTAAAAAGGCTGATAACGACCTGGAGATCCGCGCAACCGAAAGCGCCGCCGCTAGCGCAACAATCTTTACTAGAACCGTAAGCGCAGAATCAGCCCGCATCGACAGCTCCGGCAGGTTGTTGGTGGGAACAAGTACTGCACGTAACTTCAACAATGGAGGAACTACACCTCGCCTTCAACTCGAAGGACTAGATGTATCACAGGCTACGTTTAGCCTTGCACGTAATTCAGCTAACAGCGGCGGCCCTGTTATTGGCTACGGCAAGAGCAGAGGGACAGTTGCAGGATCAATGACTGCGGTCCTCCAGAATGATGACCTTGGACGTATTCAATTTCAAGGGGCGGATGGCACTCAGTTACAGCAAGCAGCAGAAATTTCTGCTCATGTAGACGGCACCCCCGGCGCTAATAATATGCCGGGCCGTTTAGTGTTTTCTACCACCGCCGCCGGAGCAAACAGCCCGACGGAGCGGATGAGGATTGATGCAACAGGTACAACTACGCTTACTTCTGCTGCAACTACTGCGCCATTCATTGCCAAGATTAGCACCAGTGAAGTAGCCCGCATCGACAGCTCCGGCAGGTTGTTGGT